TGTAGAAGAGGGTGTCGCGTTCGATGAAGAAGTCGATCGCTGGATGTCCTGTGGCGAACATCCACGAGATGAGTCCGGTGAGGGCGACACCGCCGAGGAGTCCGGTTCCGATCGCCCCCGCTACTCGTTTGGTCATGACAGTCTCCTGACCGTGACGCGGGAGGTGTCGATGAGGTGTTTGCGGCCTTGGTCGTCAGCTACGGTGAGGACGGTTCCTGCGGTGTAGAGGACGGTGGCGTTCCAGCCGGCGGGGCCGTGGCTGGCGATGTGGATCTTGTTCATGGCCGGTCACCAGGGCTCCGTGGTGGTTTTGGCGTAGCGTCCACCGCCGCAGTGCCGCTTGCACTTGTACAGCTTGTGTGGCTTGCCGTCTTTCATGACGGTCTTCGGGGTGCCGTCCGCGTTCTTCACCATCTGCCAGTCAGCCCCTGCCCCACCGGAGCCGGTGGCGCAGGCGTGTTTGTAGATCTGTCCGTGACCGCTGCCGTGGTTGTGGCAGTGGGCGGGTGCGGCGTCTGCGACTGCGGGGGTGAGGAGTGCGAGGGTGAGGGCAGCTGTGATGGTTGCGATGGTGTTGCGTAGCATGGGTTGGCCTCCTGTTGGGGGTGGGCCGCTCGGCGGGGTTCGGTTTCTCAGGCCTTTCGCCCCGCCGGGCGGTGTCTCAAGTTGATGAATCAGACTCTACACACTTTAGTGTGTGCCCGCAAGTACATGTACCATAGTGGGTATGGTCCGATATCTGAGCATCACGGAGGTGGCTGAACGGACTGGCCTTGCCCTCAACACAGTGAAGGCATACAGCCAGGTACCCGGCCGACTCCCCGAGCCCGATGCCATTGTCGGCCGCGTCAAGGGTTGGCTCCCCGAGACCATTGACGCCTGGATGGCTCGACGTAGCTAAGCCAAAGTGAAGATCGGCGAAGGTGGTCCATAGAAGCGTCCCCTTATCGTCTGCGCGTGCGTGTGTGTTCTGTCGAGGCCGCTAAGGGTGTTCACTCCCAAGTGATTTTGTTGTAGCCGTGTGTGGCTGTTACGCCGCCCGCAGTCGAGTTAGTGCCGCCGCCCGCCCCGTCGCCGCCTTTACCACCTTTGCCATAGGTCACACCGCCGATAGGCAATCCGGCACCCGTCGAGGAACCGGAGATCAATCCGGCGGCACCACGCCCGCCGCCGCCGCCGCCGCCCGGGCCTGAGCCGTTGATGTGGTCGCCGCCATTGGTCGGGCTGCCGCCGCCGTTGCCACCATTGCCGCCGTTGCTGGCCTCGGCCCCGGTCACTCCGGTTACCGATGGTGTGCCGCCAGAACCGCCAGCGCCCGAGTTGGAATCGCTTGCGTGGCCTCGCGCACCACCGTCACCACCACCCGCAGACAGGGCAACGCCACCAGAACTAAACGTTGACGCGGTTCCCGCAGTGCCAGGATTGCCGTTGTATGTGCCACTGCCCGTGGCTGCGCTCTCACCATAATCGCCGCGAACACCACGGGTCACGGTGTAGGTGCTGCCCATGAGTGCGCGCGGCACCCAGACCTTTATCCGAGCGCCGCCGCCGCCGCCACCACCGCCGTACCGGACACCGTTCGTGGTGCTGGACCGCGCGCCTGAGCCAGGTCCACCGCCGCCGCCAATCAGTTCTACCCATGCGCCAGAGGCACCCTCAGGTACCGGCTCATTAGTGAGATCGACGTTCTCCAACGTGAACGGCGTGAACGTCGGCCACAGTTTGTCGTAGCTCGACCCGTTCCAGGCGTACAGCTCGGGGTCGACAAACGCCGAACCGTTCCACACCTTATAGCCGGACGGGTCGACGAACGCCGAACCGTTCCATACCTTCATGGCGTCACCACGTACAGCACGCCAGCTGTACCGGACCCCGGCAGGGTGCTGCCCATCCATAAACCGGTTGCGCTACCGGACTTTTGAACCGAGCTGTCGGCCAAGCCGAGGGATGTTTGCACGCCCGAGGCCAGCTTGGATTTTGCGATGGCGGCCGAACTGCTGATGTCGGCGTCGACGATGGTGCCGTCGGCGATTTTCGCCGAGGTCACCTGGCTGTCGCCAATCTTGGCCGTGGTGACCGCGCCATCCTGGATCTTCGCCGTCGACACAGTGTTGTCAGTCGGGGTGCGGGTGTTCGACAGCCGAGCGTCGTTGCCGATGCACACCGTAGACGACGACGTACCCGTAGGAATGCGAGCAATATCCAACGTGCCCGACGCGACATCCGAAGCAGAATGGGTATGCGACACGTTGGCCTTATCCGCCAATGCCAACTCGTTAGCATTCACCGCATCTGCAACATCATTCGCATCCTCATGCGTAAACTGCTCGCCAAACTCCCAGTCATCCTTGATAGGCACAACGCCCCCTTAAGCAACCGTCACCGCGCCGATACCGGCCGCATTCCAGGCAATCGTCAAAGTGCCACCATTGGGCGCATAACTGTCATCGCCAAAATCGACATAACCAATCAGCGGGCGCGTCGCATCAGAACCCGGCGACGAATCGTAAATCACCGCATACCTCGGAGCATTCGCACCAACCAGGGTCGCACCCGTCCACGACACATCACCACCATCGAAAGACAACGTGTTAGTCCCCGGGTCGTACGACACGGACACCCCGGAGATCGTGGCACCGCCAGCCGTATACCCCGTACCGGACACCTCATTGGTCACACTCGACTTGTACTGGTGCGTGTCCTGGTTCGGAGTGTAGGAACTCGTGCAGAGCATCACCTTGATTACATCCGAATCTAAATCAACTTCCTTGTTGAAGGCGGACTTGAAGAACAGCGAATAATACTTGGCGGTAACAGCCATGATTGTTTACCTTTCAATCACATGCCAGAAGTAGGCAGGTCGTGGACAGATTCAATGTGCGCATTCACCAGGTCAATCAGAGCCGGGGCAGTATAGCCACGACCCGAATCGTCAGCAATCAACGGAATCTCAATCTCGGAGCCGCATTTCGGACACGGCACAAACAACAACAGAAACTCACCCCCTACTGGTAGGCGCGGAACCTGACCTCGCCCCGCCCGCCCGGACCTCCAGAAGAACCCGAGAAAAGTCCCCCATTGCCACCCGCGCCACCAGCGCCCGGGGCGCCGCCAGCGCCGCCATTGCCAGTGCCGCCAGCGCCGCCCACATAGGTCACGCCATTATGCGTGGGAGAAGCGGCACTATCGCCGTCCTGACCCGAACTCTTCAACGACGTCTGGCCAGGCGCGGTTACCGCACCATAGCCCGTGACGGTGACCGTCGTGTTGCCGCCATTGCCCGAGCCTCCCGAACCGGCCGCGCCGACAGTCCCAGTAATCGACGAGACCGACCAGTCGAAGTCGACACCTCGATGGAGTGTGACAATCTGCCACGAGGCCGCCTGGCCACCTTCGCCGGCATTAAACGCAGCCGACCCGTTTTGCCCGCCCTTACCGCCGCCAATCGCGGCGATGTCCACTTTGAAACAGTGCGCCGGCACGTTGTACGTGAACGCTCCAGTTGATGTGTATGTCGTCGATGTGGGCGACATGGCGGGCGGCCCATGCGTGGGCAAAAGCATGGACGCCGCGGTGGCCGCGCGCGGGGCGGCCACCGTCGCCCCGGACACCACGTTTGGCACCTGCGCGTCGGCGCTGGCACCCATCCTCGGAGCCGCAACAGTCGCCCCAGCTCCGACCGTGGGCGCAGGTAGGGCAGCCTCCGCGTCGAGTGCATCCGGGCGAGCAGTGTCAGTCCACATGCGCACCTCGGGCCGCAGGATGCCAGCACCTTCCCCGAGTGGGAATGGAAACTCGTACGGAAATCCCGGCGCCTCAGCGTCGGCGATCATCACACCGGGGACAGCCACCGACGCGCCCATCGTCACGTCAATGACGTCAAGCTCAGCCGACGCCGCCAATGGCATTGGCGCGTCAACCAGGTGCCCAACAATCACGTTGGGGACCGTTAACTCCGCTGCCGCCAACGCCACAGGGGGCTCAACCGCCGGAGCGGCTGAAACATCAACCGTCGGAACGAACAACTCGCATGAACATTCAGCCAACGGCGACGCCACCAGCGCGCCAGAAGACACGGCAGGGGGCAGAAAATCTGACGACGCCTCGGCGATAACACCGGCCGCAACATTCCCAGCCGCCACCGTAGGAAGCCGCAGCTGCGCGCCGACGACCATCTCCATTGCGGACACCAGCGCGCCCGACGCCACCTCCGGGGGAGCTAATTCCCCGGTCGCGGAGGCCACTTCAGCCTCCGCGATAGCGGGAGACAGCGACACCGCCACCTCGGGCACCTCAGCGCCCGCCGACATCGCCACACCATCGAGCGTCGAACCCGCCGCAATCGTCGGCTCCAGCATCTCCACCGCCGCGGACAGTGCCCCCGGCGTGGCGGCCGACGTTGACGTGACTGTGGGAACGAAGAACCCGTCAGTGCCGAACAGCCAGGGAAACTCGTATGGAAACCCATTATCGGCGGGAACCTTCGCCAACATCGGCGGGGGAACCACATCGTTGCTCAACTCCGGCAAGCCGGGGGCGAGCTCAGCCGACGACCCCATCATCGGAGCGGCAACCGTGAAGTCTTGAGCCACTACAACCACCGGGGCGAGTGCCTCAGCCGACGACCCCATCACCGGAGCGCTCACGCGCGCAACATAATCCGGGACCGGCATCGAAGCAGCGCCGTGCATCTGCGGGCGCGCGCTGAACACCGCCGGGAACTCGAACGGGAAAGTCAGCGTTCCGTCAGCAGGCACATAAACCACATGCCCCACCGTGCCGACTGGCGCCACCACCTCCGCTGTCGCCAGCATCGCGGGGGCCGCCACCTTCTTCTGCCCCACCCAGCCCGTTTCGTGACTGCGTGCGGGCAACTCGTCGCCGTCAGACCAACCTTTTATCCGCTCCAAAGGCGCAAGCGCAGGATTCGACGTCCACGCCATCTAGACCTCATCGGCAGTGAGCCGCAGCAACCTACCGTAGGTAAACACCAGATAGTCGCCAAGAAAGGCCGTCACAGTATTACCTTCACCCGGACCCTTATCGTTGTTCAACTCCAGGCGCCACTGCGCAGAATCCTCACCGACATTCCACACGTCAATCTGCCCTCGCCACGCCAACGCGTCACCACCGGCCAGCTCGCGCAAAGCCGCCAGCATAGTCTCCGGACTATCCAAAAGCACGGGGCCAGCACCAAACACAGACATCTACAACACCTCCGCAGCGACCAACACCGACAAACCGGCGGGAATATTCTGGGTAATGACAAGGCGGTTGCCGGTCTCCATCCCGCACCCCACATGCCGATACGACGAACCGTTAAGCGAAGTTGTCTCGGAAAAATCGAGAATCGTCACGCCATTGCGCTTCAGTACGTGATGGCGCAAATTCGTGCCACCAGACTCGCCAATATGCCACTCGAACTCGTCGCCAGCCTTGGGGCTGCCCATCCAGCCGTCGCCAATGTTTGTAACCGAGCCTGACACCACCGCCTGAATCCTGACTCCGTTATACCCAGAGCGCACGCGCACGTAGTCGGTGACGCCGTTCATGCGGGCGCAAATATAGGTATAGGCGTCATCGAAAAGGTACGACTGCGGAGTTGATGCGAGCACCCAGTTCAGAACACAACTATCCGTCGACAGCGAAGACGTTGTATATCGGGCGATCTGCGTACGGTTGCCAGCTCCAGAGGGCTTCCACACCAGGGCGCCCTTGCCGTTGAGGCCCATCGCCCCAGAGCCGCCGCCCGTTGACGTCACCACAAACCCTGGGCCAGGCGTGCTCGACGACGCGCCGTTGAAATCGAGCGTGATAGTGTTCGCCGCCGACTCCAGCGCACGTATCCGAGCGCCCTGGGCGGCCGTCAACGACGAGTTCGTCAGAATGCCATCCAGAAGTCCAAAAACAGTGTCCAAGACCTTGTTGATGGAGAAGTTCGTATCAATGAACTCGCCCAAGTTCTCGAACGCATTCACGATGCGGTCAATGATGCCCTGAATATTCGACAGCAGGTTGTCCAGCGCCGATTGCAGAGCATCAACGAAACCTATCTTGAGTTTCTGCTCCTTCTTCACCCAGCAATCATCAAACTTCACCACCCCAGAGGTCGCCCCCGAGGTCACGTGAAGTTGCAATGTCACCATGTTCACGCCATCGGGGACCGTGAATGACCCCGAGATCGACGTGGACCAATCCGTCGAATCGCCAGACGGAGTGATGGCCCCAATGACGCTGGTTGATACCGGCGACTCGTCCAGGAATGTTGCCAACTCTACCGAGATCACGTCCGATCCGGTCACCCCGGCGTGGTACACGTACGCGCCAACATTTAGCGTCTGATCCTTTGACACGGGAATCAGGTTCGACAGCAGGACATGATCCTCGCCGTCGCATGCGACAGCCGCGCACCCAGGTGCTGTGCGGCCATCCGTACCGTCCCAGTAATATCCGCCGCCGTCAACGGTGACATCCTCGGCGAAATCAGGCTCCGCCAGCAAGTTCGGCTGAGAATCGCCAATTGAAAACAGCGACACCTGCGGCAACCACTCCGGCCTCACCCACGAAAACAGCAGCGCCAAGAACGGGCGAACAACATTGCCAACAAACTCGCGCGCCGCGTCGATAATGTTGAAGCTTGGACTATTGAAGTCCAGCCCCTGGAAGAAGTTGCGAACGTTCGTGAAGAACTGGGTCAGTTCCTCAATCCCGCCACCAACAAGACCAGTGATCGCCTCGATGATGTCCCCGAGAATGGGGATGTTCAAGGCCCAGTCGCGCAACTGGTCGAACGACGCCTCACCAGGGATGAACACCCCAGCGACAGCACGCACCACCCACGCCAAAAACTGCTCAATGAACTGCTCACCAATCTCAAGCAGCTGCTGAACAGTGAACGGACGCTGCCACTGCAACGCCGACTGCTCCGGGTGAATACCCGGCTCAGACGGCACCGCATGAGCCCACTCCGGCAACGGATCAAACGAAGACGTCATGACAGCGGAAGAACCTCAACCGAAAACATCGACGTAGAAGCAGAAGTCGTGTACGTCACCGACCCCGCCTGACGTTCACACCGGAAATAGATCGTCGCCGGTGTACCGGCCGCCACACGGTCAAACCCATCCGATGAACCCGCCGCAGGTCCCGAAACAAGCGTCAGCCGCTCCGATTGCGCCACACCGGGGCACCGGCCGATCACGTTGCCGCCAGTCTCACCGTTCAGACGGGCCACAAGATCAACCCGAACATCCGCACCCTCACCGGTGACCACCGTGTAACCGGACACGCGGGGCCGCCAATCGAACGGCTGAGCCGGGATCGACACCTGAGCCAACGTCGAGTTCGCATTGCCCGATGCAGTGTTGTTGATCGACGCCGGAACATACCGGTCCCCCACACGCTGCGCCGCCAACACAAACCCGTCCGCAGTCGAGTTCACCACCGGCACCTGACCCGCAACCGGGGAAGGATCAACATCCGTCGGGTCCCACACTGCTTCCCCGTCATCGCCCTTCGCGCCGGCGTGCAGCGCCAGGTTCAACCGGTACACACCCGGCGTGGATGTTCCAGGCGGGGTGATCTCGGTGAACGACGCCTCCGCCGGAGTCGGATCGTCCGGGTCCAGCTCCGTCAGGTTCACTGTCGTATCGAACGTCGCGGGAACACCCGGGTCGCCCTGTTCGATCGCGGGCACACCAACACCGATACCGCCCTGCGGGCGCAACTGGAGGATCGCCGCACCCGCCGTAGGATCGACAGGGATCTCCACGATTCCCTCAAACAAGTAATGAGTCCCAGCGGGGTTCAAAGGCCACGGCATAAGGGCACGCTCCATTCAAATAGGGCGAGTTGCAGAAGAAATAGGATTGGGGACGCTTATCCCTGCGGTGACAGTGTGAGCACCGACAACGTTTCAAAAATCCCCGTGATGAACCGCTGATGCTTCGCCAACGGCGCCTCCGACTTACGGCCATCCCCCATTTGCAGGATAACCTTCCGCTCATCCTGAGAGGCCTTCCATATCACGTTCTCGATGTAGTCAGTCACCATCCTGGTACGTGACATGAACACCAACGACATCAGACCGCCGCGAAAAACGTCACGCCCCAACGCATACTGTGCACCGTTGCGGAACTGCACCGTCGCCGTAGTCTTGCCCTGCGAATCAAACAAAGCATTGATGAATGCGAACACCGTTTCGATGTTGTACGGCGCTGAGGCTGTCGGATAGAACCGCTCGATCGCCGGATGGTACGGGCCAACATCATCACGGCGGTCGTAGTGCTGAATCAACTGGAACGCCAGGAAGCTGTTGTTCAGGAACCCCGACAACAAATCGGACGGTATGCCAGTGAACCCGACAACAATCATCAACGAATCGATTAGCCATGCGAACGTTGCGTTCATCAGATCGTTGAGTCATTGATTCGCCCTTGGGCCTGTGCCCCCCAGGTTTCCCCAGGGGGCACAGACCCATTTTGGCGATCGCCCCCCGATGATGTGTTGCCAACCCTCAGGGGTGTGGTCAGTGATCGTGCACGCATCGATACCGGTGTCCTCACCCGGCTCAGGCGCCACGAAATAGGCGTATGGCTGCTCGAAATCCACACCCACCGCGGGCGCATAAAACACGCCGTCCATGCCGGGAACCTGCTTGATGACAGGTTTGAAGATGTCCCCCAGCGACCCACCCAAGTCAATCGTGGTGCGCAGCACCGAATCCAGCACCGTTTTCGTCGGGCCAGTGATCTGCGACCTGTCCACCGTGGAAAACACGTAGGTAGGCTGGTCCAGGTTCGCCCACCTGTCGGGCTGCGGATCACCCGGAAGCCACAAATCCATGCGGGTATCCACACCGTACGATTGGGTAACGTCTTTGATGACGGCCTGAACGGTTTCCATCCGCACTGTCCGCGCGACCATCGGCGACGTGTCCAGCAGTGGATTGGTGCGTGACACATACACCGGGGTTCGCAGCATGCGGGTGAACGCCTGCACCGACAGCCCGTCACGCGACAGGGCTTGCAGCACGGTGCCGAACCATGCCCGGATATCGGGATTTAACGACAGGCCGTTGTTGATGAACTCCAGCCACCCGGACTGCAACCGCAGAGCGCATTCTGCGACCATGTTCTCAACGACGGTTTGCAGCGCCCACACGAAGATCGCGTGCGAGAACGGCTGTGCCTGAATCGGCAGCCACCACGACGGCCAAATCACGTAGTAGTTGAGGATGTCGCGGATACCGCGCAGTTCAGCGGTGCCGGTCCATGCGCTGTCACGGTACTCGTAGGTGTGGTTCTTCGTGTAGAACGCATACCGCAAACCGGCTGTTTCGACGATGACACCTACCATCGTCTTTTTGCAGTCCATGAACAAAGGGATGAGAGGGCTGTTCCCTTTGAGGACGATCCGGCCGGTTTCAACATCGTTGCGCGGGTCAGCACCCGACGCCTCGATCAAATCGCCACCAACCGCGCCCATCGGCTGCCAAAACTTGTCGCACACCGTGAACCGGAACGACGTGTCCACCTTCGATTTGCGTTCTGTCAACGCCCGCGCGGTTCGTGCGATCCTGTTGGGGTCGCCGGACTGGAGGGCGGATTGCCATGCGGCGGTTTCGCGTTCAAACTTCGACAACTGTCATCCCCTCCTTTCCTGGTTCACAGGCGCGCCACAAATTCACCCCTCACCGAGTTATCGGCCGGGGCTTGCCACTCCAGGGGCTACATCGGGTAGCGGCGCAACGGAGTCCCCGAAAGAATCACCTTCGAGTCAGCGTTGCCACCAACAATTTCTGTCTTCACAAAGAACTGCTGCGCCGGTTCGCCAGGCGACTTCGC